TATTATTTATAATTAGAGAATTAAGAGCATCAATCAACATTCCAGAACCATTTCTGGAAATATTTCCAGAAACAAGAGGATATTCGGTAGATGTTATTTCTTGATTAACAATGCAAATAGGATAACCAGTTGGATAACTAGCACCATAACAATTTGTAAAAACATTATCTAAAACTTTAATAATATTTGCAGATCTATATAAATTAATTCCTCCAAATGAGTTTTCAAAACTGCAATTCTTTACAATGCAAAAAGTATTTAAAAAATAATTTCCAATCGCATCTACATCAAGTTGTCCAAAATTAATTGCGTAATTTGTAAAATTTGAAAAATATACATTATCTATAGTAAACCCGCTACAACCAACATAATCGGGGGGATTCCAAGAATTTTCAACTAAAGCACTTTCAGCTAAAGAATTACCATTTATTTTTAAATCTTCTATAGTAATATTTTGAACTAATTTTTTAAGATATAAAATTTCAAAAATAGAATCAATAGGAGTAATGGAAGATTTGTGTTTTATTTCAGTAGCTTTACCGATTCCTTTTAATGTTATATTTGGAAGTAATTGTATTTTTGCAGATATTGTATAAAGACCATCCATCAACAAGATAATTCCTCTAAAATCTAAAATAGAAAAATTATCACCTACAATAGCTGTTCCCACACTCTCAACATATATTCTTTTTGAAGTAGAATTATAACTTATAATAGGCAATATGGTTCCAGCCATTGAACCAGTATTAAATTTTATAAAAAATTCAGTTATTTTTGAAATATCTAAACCAGTCAAGGTAGTGGATGTTAAATATATATAATCAGTACCAATAATAGTTATATTTTGTGTTTTAAGTGTACTTGTACAAGATTGAATAGCTGTATTGATTATTGTTTCTGCATTTACAGAATTATCAGGCACAACATATTCTGCATAGTTTTTATTTAAAGAATCATTTGCCGCTATAACAACTGTAGCATATTTCAATGAAGATTCTACACTTGCAACATCAAGTGTATCACTAGAAGCGTTTGCAGATAATACAAATCCGTTATAAGCTTTTATTAAATAAGTTAGAGATCCTTCTTCTGTTGCAGATAATTGATAATAACCACCTTTTATTCCAGTTGCTACTATTGGTGATGTATTCCAATCGGCTCCTTGTCTTATTTCGTACTCTGCGCCTTCAAGTGAAATTTCAGACCATGATAAACTCAATGATAATCCAGATATTTGAGTTATATTAAAGCCAACAACATCATCAATGGTTGGAACTACCGCTGAATCCGCATTTACAGAGTAGGAATATCCATTATAAGCTTTGATTAGATAGGTTGTTGAATCATCAATAGGGGTATAATCATAATTATTATTATTTATATCTTTTGCAACAATAGTTGCAGTTTCCCAAACAGCACCTTTCCTTATTTCATATAAATAATCTCCGGTTACTTTTGTCCATGCAAAATGTAATGAGGAAAAACCATTATAAACTATATTTAAATCAGTAACATCTGCCGGAATTGGAATAATAGCTGAATCCGCATTTACAGAGTAGGAATATCCATTATAAGCTTTGATTAGATAGGTTGTTGAGGCATCTTGCTGTATTGCTGAAAATTTATTACCTTTAATTCCTGCAGCTATAATAGTTGCAGTTTCCCAAACAGCACCTTTCCTTATTTCATAGGACATATGTGACAAATCAACATTATTCCAAGAAAATTGCATATTTAAATCATCTGATATAATACTAAAATTTGTAACATCGTCTGGTATAGGTGAAACTATAGTATGCGTAATAGCTGTTAATGTTTCTAGTCCCTGAAGCCCTGCTCCAAAAATATTAAAACCTTGAAGTTTAATATAAAGAGTTTTTCCAACATCTTCTTGCTTGCATGGATATTTAAAAAATGAACCAGAATCTATTCTTGCAAATTGAGTTCCTGAATTATGCGCTGCCGGTATAGTGCTATAAGCGCCACGATTCAAATAAGTTAAATCGTATTTATTAGTATCAGTTAATGTAGCAGTTTGATAAGCTATACACTCTCCGTCAACGTAACAAAGAGTATTTAAATTATCCGCATCGGTTTGCGTTCCACTTAGTAGTTCGCTTTCACTCATACTTAAATCAACGCTTAAAGTATTTGTAATATCAGGATTTGCAGAATTTATTGGTAAAGAGGCCCTTAAAACCCCTTGCCTTATAGGATTTGTGATTGCTCCTATTTTTTTATAAGTAACATCATCTTCAGAAATCCAAACATTTGCACCACCCCATGTGTTATTACTGGAACTCGCACCTATCCATACTTCGAGATTATTTTTGGTGATTTCTAGCGGAGGCTCAAATATTACTGGAGTATTTGCATCTCCGGGAGCTTCATTATAATCTATAGACGTTCTTGTTGACTCTTGATGCTCGTATAAAGCTGAACTTGCAGAACCTAAAGACATTTCCTGCACTTCAAATTCCAGTTGGTCTTCACCGATTTCTTTAATAGACATAATTCTTACTAATTCTTTATCAAGCCCTAAGCTAATGTCCGTTATAGTTATTAAATCAATAGAATCAAGCAAAATATATTTTATAGGTAATTTAAAAGTATAGTGATTTCTATAAGAAATAAACCTGTCTAAACCTAATTGAACAGCTTTTTTTGCAACTGTTGCATCACAAATAATATGGGCTTTTACAGGGGAAGCCGGTCTGTCTCCATAAATCTCTTTATTTGCTTGATCTTGAGCTTCTACTATTTCAATATTATAACTATTTGCTCTATTTAAAAATTCGAGTTTTAGAGAATTATAAACATCAGCTTGCATAGTTCTATTACAAGACACAGGATTATCCTGAACTAAAAAATCATCATAAGTTAAGTCATAAATGGGTGTTAAGTTAGGGATCCAAGTTATTCCATTCCCTGTAACTTCGGTATCACCTACCGGAATAAGTTTTAATTTCCCTTGTGACCATATAAAAGTTGAATTTGCTATCTGTGCTATTTCTGAAACAATTTGTTGTGCTTCTTGTTGCTGAACATAAATAGGAGATATAAAAATACCATTTGCAATACAAAAATTTGAAAAATCTGTTAACTCATCTATATATGCAGCAGGAAAGCCTGCACCGTAAACTGTGTTTGTTAATAAATCATAAATAACATCAGCAGGGTTAGCATCAACAATGCCGGATCCATAAATAAACTTTCCCTGAATTTCAAAATTATATTGAGGAGGACTGGCGCCTTCACCTAAATCAATATTTCCTGCAAGATAAGCGAGATTTCTATAATTTAAGGCTCTTGTAGGATGGTAAGTTGTCATTTCGCCCCAAGCATTTTGAGTATTAGAGCCGGTAAATAAACTAAATCCTGTTTGAGCTAAAGTTAATAAACTTTTATCTTTCCAAACTTTTCCAATCCCTACAATTGTGCCATGACAAAGACCCAAAACATATCTTTCAGAATAAGTATAGGAAGTGCTTGAAACAGTTGTGGATTCACCTCCTCCACCTCCCTTGCCACCACTTTGTTGAGTTGTTGTAGAAGTATGCGGAATAGCCTTAAAATCTATTCTATCCATGAAATTTCCTGCGAGCCTACCAGTTCCGAAAGGAATAGGAATAACAGCCCCATAGGTAGATTGCTGAATTTGTACGGCATTTAATCTGTTTTCTTGGCTGGCAATAACACTACTTTTTTTATATAAACCAGGTGCTAATGCGTATGATAGTCCTAGCGATGTCACCGCAAGTACGCCGCCCCAAAAAGTTCTACCCATTATTTATCCTTCCAAAATGAATAAATGCTATGCTCATGCTTTTTTAAAAAATCTTGACTTGCATCGTCTAAAATGCAACCCTTACCCATAACCGAATGTATTATTGTCGGATAATCAACAATAATTGCCGAATGACTCACCACACGTCCTATCTTGTATACAATTATATTTCCTGTTTCGTATTTATCAGTTTTAAAACCATGCTTGGAGACACCTTCAAGATAGTTTTCTTCGCTTCTGTGAAGTAAAAAATCAGGAGAATAATGAGGCGGTTTAAACCATTCAATTAATCCAACTTTGGAATAAACCTCTATCAACAAAGTCATGCAATCAAAGCCAACTCCTTTTATTTGCCCTAAGACGTGATAAGGAGTTTTTAAGCAGGTATATGCTTCTTTTACAATAGCTTCCCTTAATTCTTTTTCGTGAGCTTTAATGTATTTTTTAGTAAGCATTTTCGGTTGTTGGAACAAAGGGTTGACCTCCAAAATTTGCTAAATTATTGAATTTGCTTGTGCAATCTGTCATTGTACGAGCGCACCCTCTTGAAATAGTGAAAGTATCATTAACAGAAGGAGCATATTGCAAAGGATTAATCAGAGTTATTTGCCCTGCTGTATAAGATTTTACAGAACGTTTTACGTTTAAATTTGCTCCGGAAGTAAATAAAATAACTCCTTGGTCAAAATATCCTGCTGCCTGAGCAAGACCGCAGTTTATAACAGTTTCCGTAGATGTACTTGCAACTGTTCCGTTTGAAGAAAAACTTGCTTTAACCGCCTTGCAGGTACTTGAATCATATAAAGTCCAGGGACAAGTTGCCTGATAAACTCTTTTCGGAATGGCAACATTTAAAAGCTCTGTCATAGATTTAACATCAACTTTTATTCCCGAAGCCCCTATAGTATCAACATCCATTCTGCCTAAAAACAATTTTTCCAAAACTTCCGGTGTTTGGGTCCAATCAGTAAAAAATGCTTTATCAAGCTGCAATATAGCACCGTCAAAAGTTCCATTTCTGAAAGCCTGACTCATTGTTATTGAGCCGATTAGGTCTGTAGATTCAGGGTTAATATTAACGTCTAAAGAATCAACGCTTATTCCCTCAGTAAAGGTTAAATTACTTCTTTTTATCGCCGGACGATGTAAATAAGTATTTCCGCCATATATGATGTCTATATCAGCATTTGTATAATATAAAATCATTCCATCTGTAAGAGTAATAGTATAAAGGTCTGCTGTTATTAATGGCGCGCCTGAATTCAAAAGAGCAATAAGCCCTGCGGAAGCTGTCTTCATAATTTCACCGTTGTCAAATCAATTCCGATATTTTCGTAAATTTCTTTATAAGTTTGATTAAATTGAAGATTATCGTTTAGAAATCTACATCTGAAATAAAAACTTCCAGTCCATGATATATTTCCACTTGCGGGAGCATCGGCAAAGGAAACAAGCCCAAAATTATTGATAGTATAGTTAGTAACAACATTTGTTCCAACCTTAATTACAGGAGTTCCCTTTACTCCATAAACAGGTTCAACCCAAGTATTTGATTCAGCACCTATAGTTCGAGTAAGTTGGAAATCTTTCGTTATTCCGTCAGCAACCCCAAATACTTGAGCAATTGCAGTATTTTCTATCGGATCTTCGTAAAGGAAATCATCATAAGAACCGCCAACTTTGTTATAAAAAGCAAGCATTTTCTCGTAATCGCTTACTGTAAGGCTTAAGTCCGAGTATTCCTGATTTGTCATGAAATTGTATTTAATGCCTATCTCATATTTTGGATAACTCCAAAGTTTTATTCTGGTTTCATTTCCAGAAGTCGATTCCTGAATAAGAGTTTTCCATATAGGTTTTTTTGTATATTCCCAAGATAAACCTTGAAGTTGGGGAAAAACTAATTGTGACATCAAGTTCTCCTATATCTGGTTTGTTTTGCCTGATATTTAGTAACTATTTCCCCCAACTTACGGGTATTAGCTTCTAAAATAGCTTCAACACCTGAGGAATCAAGTGCGCTTATATTGTAAATAGGACTAATTACTATAGGTTGTATTTGCTGCCCTGTAAGAACATCACCAATTTTATTATTAGGAATTATTCTTCCTGGGGTTCTATCAATTCTTAATTCTGGACCGTTTTCTCCAACCAAATAAACTTGACCAGTCGGAGGATCACCGCCTTCCGCGTATCCCTTTGTGGCATAATTTGCTATCAATGCCGCAGTTCCAACGGCTGCCCCAACGGCTAAAGCAGGACCAACAATAGGAATTCCGACAACTGCTTTTATTGCTGAAACAATAGCAGATTTTGAATTTATAGCAATTTCTTTTAATGCTGTGGATTCTGTTATGGCTTGCATTGTTAGATGTTCTTTAAGCCATGTTTTTGTCATATCCATAGCAAGGTTAGCAAAAGCGTTTCTTATAACGCTTGTAGTTGATGTAAAAGCATCTTGAAAAGTC